CTATCCGCGCTGAGGCGACGCGAATCTTCCAGAGAGGAGCCAAAAAGACTCTTGAGTCAGAAAAATGCCAGCTTGATGCCAGCGGTCCTAAATTGAAAATGCACGATCCACTGGGAGTGCGGATCCCGTAGCCATTTCCACCAACCGCACGATGTCACCCTATGGTATGGGCCGACACCGCACCAGGTTTCAGTCAGGCGTCTTACGACGCATAGGCACTACAAAATGATTCTCATGCCTGACCTATATCACTACCATTCACTTGTTCTGGGTGGAACCATACTTAAGTGGCCGTCTACGGCATATCGTGTTTCCGCAGGAAGTGTCCTCATCCGTTGACACTTTTCGGGGACCTAGCGCACCAGGTCATCATGATCCCTATCCTCGTACTAACACATGGCGTGACACCCCGTGTCATTGCCTAGAACAGAAGTTTTGCCTTCCTCTGTCCGGCTGGTGATCCGTAGTCTTGTGCGAGCGTGAGCAGTCTACGCACTACGGACGGCTTTCGTCTGCTTAGCCCTGGGGAGGGCCCCCCAAACTCATCAGAAGCTGGGGCGGTAGAGGCACCGACAAGACCTCAAGGTAACGGCAAAGTTGTTACCACCGATAAATTTACCTGCTCTTGACCCAATGGACTCGGTACAAAGGGCGTGCAAAACGATACACGTGTCTACGCATTACCTTGCGCTAAAGCCTCTCTCTGGGACAAATGAACTGGGCGCAGCAGCCGGGACATAGGCAGCACTGCAGGCTCAATCCAAATGGTGAAACTCTCCTGTCGGGACGGCCGGGACATAGGCAGCACCGAGACCGAACAGGAGGTGAAACGGGCCAGCTCAGCCCTACAACAACTTGCGCCACGCGCCCCAAACACCCACGAGGGTATCGGGGCTGCATTGCTGGATGCTCTCCACAAACATACCAAGCATGTCACGCGCATGCGCTTCCGCTTCCTCTGCGAGGCGGGTACCTCGTACAAGGCCAACGGGCCGAGTGATCAAGCCCCCAGTTTTCATGGTCGAGCCTATCATCTCCTGGACGAACGCTTTGTTGGCGGCCGCATCTCCAATCCTATCAAGGGAAAGAGCCTGGCGCACAGCCCTGATCTGATCAAGGTAAGTGGCCACGTCCTCTCCGTAGGTGGAGCGTAGGACCTCACCCGCATACCCAATGCGGTCCTGAAAGTGCCTGTTCTCAGAGGCACCCGCCTTGGCCAGGGCTTTGAGGTGTACAGCCTCAATCACCTGGTACAGCAGCGGGCAGTCGACTGCGTTGGACAAGAGGGCCAAACTCTTATCGCGCAGCAAACCCCACGCATGCTCCTCGCACTTGGTGCTGGTGATGGTGTCCCTCTCAGGCAGGCTGAACGAGACAGACAAGCTGTCAAGTGTACGCCGGGGCTTCGGAATGCAACGCACCCGCAGGACCCCATCCACCTGATATGGTTTGAACACCACACTCACGAACTCATACCGGCCCCAGACTGGCTCAAGGCATGAGTTCTCGACACGGCCCGCAGCTGTTTGCGGCTCCAGCTTGAATCCGAAGCGAGCGTAAAGCTCCACAATCTTCGTCAACGTCGCCG